GAGTCCACGTTTACGTGGTTGACGGTTGGGCCCTTGGGTACGAAGTTATCCACCACTTTACCAAAGGAGATCAAGACGTTTAAGGACTTCGTGAAGGCGGACATCGCTACGGGGGACAACGATCCTACCTACTGGGCTATCGTGCGAGCCCGCGAAGAGTGGGGTCTAGCGTGGGCGGCTAAATTCTGTACCGCTATGCTGACCTACTACCACGTAGGTACGGCAGCTGAAGCAGCGGATCACGATGGGGTGGACTTCTGGGAGTTTATCAAGTCCAAGTATTCTACTGCTCCCCGTGGGTCAGGTCGTCGTCACTTCCGAGGGGTAGCTGGGCTTAACGCCCTGCGGGTAATGCAAGATTTCAGCCCCGATCCGGCAGAGTTTTTCCTCAAGTTTCCCACCACCTACTCTGGGGTTAAGAGCACCTGCGAAGGGCTAGCGCTGTTCGGCCCGTACTACCAGCTTAAAGTGTGCGACTACATGGATCGCTGTCTAGGGCTAACCATCACTTCCTACCAGGGTCTCTCCCGTAATCTGTCCTCCGTACCTGCTAAGGCCGCTCAAGCCTTCTACCCGTACCTCAATGTTCAGCTAGCCTTTGAAAAGATCTGTCGGGACGTGGAAGACCTAGACCTGCTAGCCCCACCCCTATTCGACAGACCTATCGGCCCAGCCGAAATCGAGTCCTGTTTGTGTGATTGGTACCACATCGGTACGGGGACGAACTGGGTAGGGTCAGATAACGTGGGAAAGCGGGCTGGGTTCAAAGGTCATGGTGAGAAGGCCGCTAGGATGGCGGAGTTCATGCCCCCACTAGTTCCCAAGAACTTATTCGTGTACTCCCCTAGACTCGGATAGTGAATCCGTAGTATACTCTAGGGGTAGTTACAAAAGGAAAGGTGTATGAAAGACTGCAAGGAATGGAAGGGTTCATTCTGGAATCACGGATATGGGTACATCTATTGGAATGGTAAAGATGACCTAGCCCACAGAGTGATCCACGAGATAGTCAACGGACCTATTCCCACGGGTCTACAAGTCCTTCATCGTTGCGACAATCCTAAGTGCGTCAATCCTGAGCATCTTTATCTTGGTAACGCCGTTAACAACGTTCAAGATAGAGAGGACAGAAAACGAGGTGGTCGTTGGTTTGAAATCACCGATATTCAAAAACTACGAATACAGGAACTCAAAGGGAAAATGAGTCAAGCTAAGATTGCTAAAATAGTGGGATGTAGTCAAGCTACCGTAGCGAGGTGGCTATGAGTGTTCCATGGGTGCCGAAAATTTATCAATTTGAGGGGGTGAAATTTACCCTCGGCAACTCTAATTGCGGCATCTTCCTCGACCCAGGTATGGGGAAGACATCTATCGTGCTCGCCGCGATTTCCCATCTACGCAAGACCGGCCACGTCAATCGTGTCTTGATTATCGCCCCCATACGGCCCATGTACAAAGTGTGGCCGGATGAGATCAAGAAGTGGGACGATTTCAAACACCTTAGTTACACCATTCTTCATGGGTCGGAGAAGGACGATCGTCTCAAGAACGTATCGGACATCTATCTGTTGAACCCAGAGGGGGTTAAGTGGTTCTTAGCCGCCGGTGGTCCTGACAAGATCAAGACTGATATGCTGGTCGTAGACGAGTCCACTAAGTTCAAGCAGACTAACACTGCTCGGTTTAAGCTCATTCGTCCGCTGCTGCCTAAGTTCAAGCGTCGGATCATTCTGACGGGGGAGCCTGCTCCGAACGGATATATGGACCTATTCGGACAGTGTTTCGTCATGGATCAAGGAGTCAGTTTAGGGAAGTTCATTACTCACTATAGAATGAACTACTTCTTCGCCACCGGTTACGGTGGGTACGAGTGGAGATTACGGGAGGGTGCGGATAAGCTAATCCAAGCGCGGATCAAGCCTAGCGTGATGCGACTGGCCGCCGAGGATCACTTAGAAATGCCCGAGTTGATCTTTAACGACATCTATATCGACCTTCCACCCGAGGCTCGCAAGATTTACAAGAGCTTCGAGGATGACTTTATGGTGGAAATCGGGGACACTACTATCCTCTCCATTAACGCCGCTGCTATCGGTACCAAGTGTAGACAGGTGGCTAATGGGGGAGTGTACGACGAGTTCCATATTAATCACCATATTCACGATGTCAAGACGGAGGCCCTGAACGACCTAGTGGAGCAACTTCAAGGTACTCCCTTGCTCGTAGCCTATGAATTCGAGCACGACCTAGAGCGTATCCGCAGGGTATTCAAAGACGCTCCGTGCCTCACCGGAATGACTGGAACTAGGTTAGACAAGGTAATCGATGCCTTCAATCGTGGTGAAATACCCGTGCTATTGGCTCACCCTCTCTCCGCCGGACATGGACTTAATCTACAAGACGCCTGCCACAATGTCTGCTACTACGGACTCGGCTGGGACCTGGATACGTTTCACCAGTTCTATAAACGTGTCTGGCGTCAAGGGCAACCTAGCAATCGAGTTATCGTACACAGGATACTCGCAGACAAAACGCTGGATAAGGTAGTAGCCAGGGTATTATTGGGCAAAGAGAAGGTACAGACTAACTTCCTCGACGCAATTAGGAGCGAATTCAATGCTTATTAAGTTACACGGCACTAGTGGGTCTGGTAAGAGCACCATAGCCCGAGGATTGATGGAGAAGGGCAAGGCTACCCTCCAGATGGACGTGCCCGCCTACGCGGTGAATATACCCGATCTGGAGGAAGTTCTCTTCATCCTTGGTACTTACAATAGTCAGTGCGGCGGCTGCGATACCCTCACCGCCGGCCAACAAATTGAGCTCATTCATTATTTCGCCCCCAAAGGGCACGTGTTCTACGAGGGTCTACTGGGCTCAGAGTATTACGGTAAGCTGGGAGAGGCGTCTGAACGCTATGGGGACGAACATGTCTTCGCGTTTCTGGATACCCCCATCGAACTCTGTATCGAACGGATCAAGGCGCGTCGGCTGGCTAAGGGCAACAATAAGCCCCTCAATGAAGACAATACCCGAGGCAGGATACGCAAGATACAGATGCTTAAGGATAAGCTGATTCGGACGGAGCGTAACGTGGTTACCCTTGATCACAAGAACGCTCTCGAACAAGTATACAACCTGTACAGGGCCGCAGATGCTAAAATCTAACTTGCTAGGAGAGATGAGATATTGGATGGAAGAGCGGCAGAAAGTCCACGATCTCAAGGTACAGGGAGCCAAGAAGCCCTGGAGTACTGACCCCATCTTTCAACAGTTCAAGTTTTGTAACGTCAAGCGGGAGGACGACAAGGTTACCCAGTGGTTCGCTAAGAACTGGCGGAACGAGCAGTATTGGGACGAGCCCAATTTTATTCCTGCTATCATGCTCGGAAGGACCATTAACTGGCCCGACACTCTAGAGTTCATTGGTTTCCCGAAAGAGTGGAACAAAGACCTATATTGCGGCAAACTGGACTTCCTACAGCGTAAAGGTCTCAAGATATACACCGGCGCCTACATGATTACGGCTGGCCCTACGGGGATCAGAAAGAACCTATGGGTCACGGGTAACGCCGATCACTACTTCAGACGTATACCCAAGCTTGACCCCACTAGCATCCAACGCTCGTGGGAGGCGATTATAGATGGGAAATACCCCTGCGTAGGGCCATTTATAGCGGGGCAGATTATAGCCGACCTGAAGCATACCCCGGTACTCTGTAACGCGAAGGATTGGGATAACTGGGCCGCCGTAGGGCCGGGGTCAGCTCGAGGGTTGAACCGCCTTCACGGACGCCCGCTCAGCGATATCATACCACAGGCCAAAGGACTGGCCGAAATGAGGGAGGTGAAATACCAGCTAGGTAGACAGGATCTATGTCTTCAGGATGTACAGAATTGCCTCTGTGAGTTTGATAAATATGAAAGAGTTAAACTAGGTCAGGGTAAACCACGTAGTAGCTACCCAGGCCGATAATCAAAGGAAAAATCATGGGAAAGAAACCAATCGTCCTTATCAATGGGGGCGGCAAGCCTATCAGTCGGTTCTACTGCTACAAGATTGCGCAACGGGCCATCTTCCGCGCTATGGTTCTCCCCAATACGCACATCCAAATCTGGGATAACGACCTGGGTAAGGAATTGTGTACCGTAACCAAGACTCGTAAGCAGATCGTGATCACCGCCCCATGAAACCAATCGCCCTAACGTACAGAGACGTCAACGAAGCGTACTATGAGCTTCAGTACATCAAGAAGAACTTCGCAGAGATGGAGGATACCAGAAACGGACCGGCACTTGTATTCCAGTGTCCCGTGCTTATTACCCACGCTTCCCCATACCGCAGGGTATTGTTTGACCCCGTGCGGAACGCCAATCCGTTCTTCCACTACATGGAGGCGATCTGGATGCTAGCGGGGAGCAATTCTGTATCGTTCCCAGAGAGGTTCGCCAAGAATATCGCCCAGTATTCAGACAACGCGATGACCTTTCACGGTGCGTACGGGCATAGGTGGATGCACCACTTCGGGATTGACCAGATCGAAACGGTCATACATATGCTGAATAAAGACTCTATCACGCGTAGGGCCGTCATTGCTATGTGGGATCCGAGGTCTGACCTAGAGGTAGACAGTAAGGACCTACCCTGTAATACCCACATCTACTTCCAGGTTAAGTATGGAAAACTAGAAATGACCGTTTGTAACAGGTCGAACGATCTAGTGTGGGGAATGCTTGGAGCTAACGTGGTTCATATGTCTATCCTCCAAGAATACATCGCTAACGCTCTCCAGTTAGAAGTGGGCGATTACCACCAATTCACTAATAACCTCCACGTCTACGAGGCCTGGGTAGATAAGTGGAATAAGGAAGGCAAGGACGAGTGGTATACTCTACATCCTACCTTCCAATGTTGGAGGTTCGGCCCACGTAACTTTGACGAAGAGGAAGCTCAGCGATTCGTGGAGGAGGGAATCCACACTAATCGACCCTATCAGTGCCGCATACTGCGGGATAACGCCACCCCCATGTATGATGCCTGGGAGACTTACAAGAGCGGAAACCTGCCCCTAGCTATACACATAGCGGGTCGCATCTTCGACGAGGACTGGAGACAAGGATGTATTCGTTGGTTAGAAAGAGTGGAGAATAAACGTGAAGCCTGACCTCATTACGTTCATGCGCGAAGCCTTCAGGGTAAAGCGGTGGCATACGGTTCCGCACGTAGTCTCTGAAGAGACGGTAGGCGCCCATACAGCTAATATGCTGATGCTAGTGTTTTATCTGTATGACGGTAAGCCACCCCTAGAGAGTGTCTGGAGGACGATGATGCACGACGCTCCCGAACTGCTAACGGGGGACATACCCGCACCGGCGAAGTGGCGTAGTAAGCCTCTGAACGCAGCGGTAATCGAGCTGGAGCGGGAAATCTGTAAGGAATTGGAGATAGAGGTCAATGCTCTCCCCCATCTGGACGAGATGCTGCTCCACTACGCCGATCTCATGGATCTCTGCTTTAAGGCAGTGGAGGAGATTTCTCTGGGTAACGTGTGCTTCTTTGGTCCACTTAGCCGAGGGGTAGTTGCCGTTAAAGCCATACTTAACAGCGAACTTAAAGGCCACCTAAGAGCCCACGGTTTATACAAGGAACTAAGCAATAATCCCTATGTACAGATACCGGACTTTGACGGAGCGGAAGGAGTCAATAATGTCAAACACTAAGGCGAATGACGAGCAGGTAGGAGGGCAGCATTACAAGGACGTATCGATTCAGCATTGGGACTTTGTTTGGGCCCAAAACCTGGACTACTTCCAGGGGCAAATCACGAAGTACGTCTGCCGACATCGAGACAAGAATGGAATTGAAGATCTGCTAAAGGCCAAGCATTTTCTGGAAAAGTACATCGAGTTGATCGAGGGAGATAGCACCCCCGTACTCGACGCCTTGATTGTAGACAGTCGTAAGGTACAGCCTACGGGCTTCGTTGGATTCAACTATGAAGGGACCGATGACCGAGGTTCCTTGTTTACATGTAAGTTCTGTAACCAGGAAGTCAGGGTTCCTTGGGGTCATTATCCAGGGACAGCTCATCAGTGCGAAGGTGACGCAGATCGCAGGTACGTAAATCAGGGATAGCATCGGCGATCGGTCGAAAACGCCCCGAGCGGAGCGCCCGTAGCAGTCCAGATCCACGTGTTTCTGGATGCTACGGGCGTTTTTATAGGCGCGGTAACGTCCTACCCATGCTTCCTACAAAACACGCTTATTTCGGGGTCGGACCCGCAGTTACGTACACCAGAACAGGCTTCTTCCCCGACTGTACCAGGATGGCTGGCTTGGCATTTGCCGGGGCACCCTTTGGCTGTGCATGGGGAAGGGCTATTAGCAGAGCGGAACCTTCCGGCAACGTCGGCAGATAGATCGGCTGCTCGATTCCCAGGTCCGGATCAGGCGGAATGAAGATCGGTTGCGAAGGATGACCTGGACGACCGGCAGGCAGTTCTTGGTCAGGTACATTGGCGCCTGGCGGAAGCTGCGGCGGCCACGTACCAGGAGGCAGTGTAATAGGTTGGCTGGGACGTACCGGCGGAACTGGCAGAGCATTCCCAGGATGTCCACCTTGACCCGGCAGTCCTTGGTCAGGATGCCCGTAACCAGGTAGTCCTTGGTCCGGATGACCATGGCCCGGCAGACCTTGGTCTGGGCGGCCACCGATTGCTCCACCCCAACCACCGCCGAAACCTGGCAGGCTGGAGCCCTCACCTACAGGGATGATAACGCAGAGAACTGGGTTCATACATACTCCTAATCAGATGCATGTGGAAAGGGTATTACGCTCTGAGCGGGCTTGTCCTTCAGCTGTAGCTGAAGAGCCCTTATGATCGCTGCTTGACGAGCGATTTCATCCATTGCCGAATTGCGCTGGTTACGCAGCGCATCGATGACGTGTTCAGGATCCAGGCTGAGTTGCTCCATGATCTTTCTCCAATGCCTTAAGAAGCTGGTCGATCACTACTGCTGCCGGTGGGGGAGGTGCACCGGCGCTAGAGGCAGAGTAACCAATCTTCAGCTCATTCTGCTCGACGACAATCTTCCCCATCGTGTAGAACTGACTACCTGGGAGGTTCGTCTGTGCCCAAGCCCAGAAGGCATCTATGGGGAGGACCAATACACCTACTGTGTAATTCTCGGGCTTCATCATGCCTCCGTGAGCAAACCGCCACTGCTACCGCCTCGGACCCGAATGGGTGCTTGCATAGCGAATCCTGAGAAACTTGGGTTCAAGTCAGGTATCTGTATTTCAACCGCATAATCGCCAACTGGAGTAGTGGGAGCAATCATAATGCTCCCCGTATAGGCCCAATCGTAAAGTGGATTATTCCAAGCGAACGGACCCTTGATTTGTGTCCCCGTATCTTGGAAGGTAATACCTGCAGGTCCACGTATGAGAAATGTAGGATGTACAGTAGCAGGACTAGGATTGGGTGCTAGAGCGTTCCAGGCTAAGGTGCCAAACCATTCTGATCCTGGTATCTTACCAGGATTATTGTTATCTACTGGATTACTCCATTGACCGTTAGGAGCCTGAGGATTACCGCCGCCACCAGGTTGATCCTGACCCCACCACATCCTCCAATCCATAGCCCCGAAATTGTAGAGGCCGTCGCCAATCCAAGACTCTTGTTCACTAGTAGCAATGGCAGCACATACGTAGATACCATTTTGTAAATCATTAGAAGTAAAGCCAGGTTTTTGAAGCAAATAGTTACAAGTATTGTGAACTCCGTTATTGTAACAAGTTATACCAGCAAAATTGACGGGCGTAGCCCCAATACATTCATTAAACGTCTTAAACATATCAACGTACAGATTAGCTATACGTTGAGTACCTGGACCGCTTCTACAAGTAAACCACACAGGACCGTTAAAATTGATACCATTGAAAGCTTGATTACCTGGAATATTAC